ATGTTGCCATCAGAGTCCTGAGCGATAGATCCAAATGCCATACCAAGATCCGTCAACATACGTTGTAGATCCTTTTGAAATCCTTCGTTTGCTGGTCCAGTTGTACCATCAGCGATACCACCTATGTTAGACGGTACACCAATAGGGTTAGTATATACGTTAAATGGTGTCTCTACTTCTGCTCTATTAACTACACCACGAGATTGTTCTTCCCCACCTGTTGCAGATCCTGGGGTTTGACCTTGTGCTTTTACATATGGATGTCCACCAAATGCAGGGGCATTATTTAAACCTGTCTGTGCAGGGGTATCTGTTGCATTCTTATCAGCGAATTCATTGTTTGCGATGATAGTACGAGACATCTGGTTTGATGCCCCTCTACCTTCTGATGTTCCCTCTGCATGTCTAAACGTACGGAAAGCACCTAGTACACATGGTAGTTGTGCCTCTTCTCCATCTAAGAAGAAACCAAGAACCTCTGACCCTGGTTGTAATTCTGTTGTTGTACCACCGTTCTTAGTTTGTGGTTTGTCTGTTGGTAGTAGTACAGTTGCCCATGGTAACATTTCCGTTGGAAGTGTTTGTAAGTAACTATCTGAACCATCATCTTTTGTTCTATTACCAGTATACCAACCGATAATACGCACACGAACTCTACCCAACTGGGCGGGATCCATGTGGTCTTCTACCTCACCAATCCACCAGTGAAATCCGTCTCTGCCTGCAAAGTCAGTTTTAGTTCCTAGTGACATTTGTTAAATCGTACTCCCTTTCAGTATTTAGACGTTCAAAACGAAAGAGTCCTTCCTCCTCCTCTTTACCCCATCTAAATTCTCCTGTATCTATATCTATACCAGTATCACGAGACTGATATAGAGAACCGTTAAAACATATCTCACTCTTTACTCTTGTATTTCTTAGGATGCAATCACCTCTTACTTCACCAAACCACCAACCACCATAGTAACCCCATTGTAATTGGCAACCATCTGACTGTGTGTCTATATTAAATGCTGATGTAATAACTGTATGCTCATCAATATACTCACACGATAAATGATAATGTCTATATGCTGTGTCTTCTGTCTGGTAGTTATACCACTGCTTTAAGTCTAATACATTCTCTGCAATCTTTTGATATAACACGTTTATCTGTGGCCATTTAGTTGGGTTCGTAAATGCCTGTTTTCTGTTACGGAACTGTCCAAGTATCATGGACTCAAATAGTGAGGTCATACCATCCAGTGATAATCATTTTCTCTTCGTTGGGTGCGGGGCATCCTTTGTGAAAATGTGTCCAGTCTGCTGGCCAGATCAGGGTTAATCCCTTGCTTGCTCTTACTTTACACTGTTGATACTCGAAGTATGTTTCACCACCTGTCTCAATAGTGTTAAGAAAAGTCATCCATGCCATGACTCTGCCTGCACACTGTGGGTGTGCATTACTTCTCTCACAGTGTAGCGAATGAAATCCACCACCGCGAGGATACCATTGTATATTGAAGTCCTCTAATAGGTCCCACTTGATAGATTTAAGAGTATGATAGTGTTCAACATACTTTATAGTCACCTCTGCAAGGGCATCAATATATGCAGTTATTCGTTTGTCTTTTATATATCTAGGAATTGTCAAGTCAAGAGAATCTTTCATACTCTTGTCTACACCATGACCTGTGTGACCTTCTTCTTTATCGAAGTAATCACAGTCATTCCAGTAGTCAACAACTCCATCTACTATTTCATGATCTATCTTTGCACCACCGATAAAACTCTTTGGTGCATCCACATCAATAAACATAACTTAGTCGTCGTATACTAAGCACTCTGGTTCTTCTGGATTCTGATCACAAAATAGTTCAAGTGCGTTTGGATCATGGTGATCCTCTGGATGATGTTCCTTATATTCTACTAAGTCGTGAAGTTCTGCTTTTGCATGTCTGCGTGCAGCAGGACTTACTAATGGATCATGAATAATATCCTGATCCTTTTGGATGTGTTCTTCTATACTTTTCATTTTATTACTCGGTATTTACTACTATTTATTATAGCATTAGTTCTTAGTGACTGGCAAGGAACCCCTACACAAGTAAAGTTCTGTTGTTAATCCCTGTTTTTTATAGGTATGTCTTAGTCCTTTTACCAAATATTTACCAGAATATGTCTGGTCTCTTGCCACGTTTTTCTTACTCTCTTGTTTAGATGACGGTAAGTTTACTGTAACTACACACCCTGCATATAGTTTAGTATTTCCAGGGACTTTGATAGTAAGAGTGTGTGTATTTAATAGTGACCAACGTGCAGCAGAATATGTTGCAGCAGTTAGTACACTCTCATCTGCATCATCAGCACCACCTTTGGGTGCATTTGCTGTCTGATTATTGAACCCTGGCAGGATCTTGAACTTAGTTCTTGTAGGATATAGATCCGTATAAAAATCTAGATGCTCTTTTCTATATGGTAAACCATCATGCAATTTAGATGCTTTACTAAATGTTTTTAATAAATTAGATACCATAGGTCCACTGATTGTTCCTGACGGTTTACCTGTCTTATCTTTATTTGCCAACTGTCTCTCAGTTAAGTTAGCGTTATACTCATCAAATGACTTAGGTTTCCATGTGAATGATGTATCATTACCAGCGTTATTAAATGTTATATCAAGGTCCTTTGATGCATTATATAACGTTAGCAACTGTTCATTATTCAATGACCCAGCACTACCATCATTAGCAGTGTATGGTACATTGAGTTTTACCCACTCATCAAATGTTGTAGATGATGTAGCACCAGCATTAGGCATGTAACTATCAGTTAACTGTGCCATGACAATACCATATGTACATTGTTTATATACACCCTGACGTAACTTATCTAATTGGTTTGCTCTTTCTGGATATATTACTTGCTCTATCTGATAGAAATTTGTCCCTGGATTATACTGTCCTACGTTTGCTTGTGCATAGGTGTACTTTGCAATACTCTCCTGTTCACATAAAAGATCCATAGACTTAAAGTTCCATCCATCTCTGTTCTCGTAGAATAAGAAACCACTTTGTTTCTTACCTTTACCACTCTGTCTACTGCCTGCTTTTGTTCTACTAACCTTATCAGACATATAAGATATAAGATCAACAGGTCGCCAGTTAGGTGACAACACATTTATATTTGTATGTGCTTCTATATGTGTTTTCTTAGATGAGTTCAAATGATCTTTAACCATTCTTTTGACTATATCTGTCTTACCAGAGACAGGTCCAAACTGTCCAAAGGCACGGTTCGCTTCGTTCTCATATATTTCTGGTGACGAACAATGCAGAATATACAACTTTGCTCTTTCTTGTTTTACTATACTACCTATCTTGTATATCTGTAAGGTATGTTGTATCCTAGATTTCTTTTCTGTTGTAGATTCAAATGTTATGTGAACTATCTCACTACCAAGTAAGTTGTCATCAAACTGTACAGTATCTAAGATAGTAAAATCACATCTTATAAATGAAGAGTCTATTGACTCAAACCAGTTAAATTCACTGACGAGTTCTCTTATATCTACCTTCTTATCTCCAATAAGAACATCAATTTTACTTAGTTTATAACTCTTAGCACTACTCATAATATCTCAACTGGTTGTGTTGCAAGATCAGCAAGAAGTCCGAACCTTGGTTGGATGTAATCATTTGCAGGGATCACATATGGTCTACCACCACCTGATACGATTGGTGGTGTCTCCATAGGTGCTGCTGGTTGTTCAACAGGATTCAAGTCTCCTTGAATGATTTGTGTTGATTTTTCATTTGATTCTACTGCATCTAACGCATTATTGTTGATTCTATCACCTGATAAAACACCTTTAACTGCTTCTTTTATCTGTGTAACTTTGTTTATTATCTGCTGCTTAACGTTACTTACATTGTTTATGGGTGGTGGTGTTATATTTGCATCTTGGAATGCTGTTTTGAGTTTATCAGAATACTCAGTTCCCTTTGTACCAAAGGAATCCTGACCTACCTTGTTTTGTGTTATATGAATCTTAGCACCCTGCCATCCTTGGTTATGTGCATACGCTAGTATCTCCATCTTTCTAAGTAAATCTGCGTCTGCATATTCTTTTACTGAGGAAAGATAGTTGTGGTTAGCGATGGTGAATCCAGCAAACAATCTCTCTTGTAATGCTCTATTGTTTCTGAACATAACACGCATGAACTTCTTAGGATCTGCATCATGACCTGGGTCTCTCATACCCATGATGCGTGCACCGTCTGTCTTAGCAAGTGCACCCATCTGGTATCTACCATCATACATGTCATTGTTACCACCAAATACTCTATACTTACCACTTGACTCTATGTCAGCAATAGTATTTCTGAATGTATCCCACATCTTTTTATTTGCACCTATCTTACTTTCAATCTTCTTATAAGGAACATTTGGTGCATTGATTGTATTACCAATCGCTTCTAATAGTCCACCCGCTGACATAGGTGCAACATTAAATCCAGCAGACTTTGCTTGCAACAGTCTAGTGTTAGTCAACCCTGGATTCTGTCTTGTTGCTGGTGTGTCATATGGTATAACAAATGCTTGTCCAAGTGGTCCACCACCTACTGCCATCTTCGGTGCAACATACTCTGTACCATGTCCTATGAATGATGTAGATCTACCACCATCTAATGATACAGGATATCCAGACATAGGACCTTTGATCCAACCACCCTTTGCCATCCTTGGTAGTGCGTCCTGTTGCTTTTGTAATTCTTCAACTAGGTCCCAGTTTCCCTGTTCTGCATTAAAATCAATCTCTTCTTCGAGTCTTTCATATTCTTTAATGGTTTCATATTGCTCTTGTGACATATTACCACTAACTATCTGACCTTCCCTTGCGACACCACTCGAACTCGTAGTCGTACCCTCTGTTACCTCATCATCTTCTCGTGGTTTTTCTAATTCTTCGGCAGGATCACCAGTAGCACCTAAGAGAAACTTAGCTAATCCTAAACCAGTAAGTAAGTTCACCAGTCCGTTAATTAAACCACCAACACCTTCCATAAATTGTGTCAATGATTTCTGTAATTTACCTGATTTCCAGAACTTTATAACTTTCGCTATAACAGAAGGAATACCTAACATTGCTAGGTTCATGGTAAACTTAACAAATTCAAATATCTTCTTGTATGTTTCTGGATCAAAAACTGCTGCGAGAGTATTCAGTCCTGTACTGATTAGAAAACCAGCAACTTTTGAAAAGAACTTGACTATATGTCCTATACCTTCGATAAGACTTTTCATCTTCTTCTGAGACTGTGGATCAGACATCCACTTCATTACTTGATAAGTTATAAACTTACTAATAAGACCACCAAATAAACTCGCTATGTTTTCTAGGAAACCAAATGCTGCCTTCCCAACCTTTTTCATAACACCAAGACTACCCTTCAATGCAGTCTTTAACTTACTTTCCTGCTTCCCTTCTGACTTATCATCTTTCTTTCTACCCGCTTCATTAAGTAATCTTGCTTTTTCATCTTCTCTTTCCTGTTGCTCTATCTCTAAATGCTCTCGTCTCTTATTAAGTTGCTCTTCGTAATTTGATATAGTGCTTCGTGAATACTCTTGAAATGTATCTTTTAGATCCTGTGTAAGTATTGCAATACTATTAACAGTAGCACCTAAACTATTAAGTGCCTTAACGTTCTTAGTAAAATTGATAGTTGGTTGAGTAATAGTTTTATCCCCAACCTTAACTGTGATACCACCACGCTTGACAGTACCAGCGTTTACCATTTTGTATAGTCTTGCTTTTGCCATTATGTGAGTAAGGGACTAGGAGATTTTGAACCACTGATAACTTTTGGTGGCGGTGCTTGTATAGAACGTATGATCTGTTGCCTCGCTACCATGATTATTTGTTGTTGAGTAGACTCTTTACTACGTTGAACCTTTGCTTCTGATGAACCTGTGAGAGTATCTACCTTGTTATTTATTGCTGATGTTGGTGAAGATTGGACTCTTTTTGGTGTAACTTTTGGATCAACCTTGGGTTTAACCATACTTGTCATAGGTTGTACCTTTGTTGACTCTTTATTTTTAATATTATTAACCATTTCTGTATAGAGATTATTCCATACAGTTGGTTTACCTTTGATCTTCTTACTTGTATCTTGGTTTGGAGTTACAAGACCACCCGCTGCTCTTCCCATTTCAACAGATTCGGTGCTTGTTATTGTACTACCATCACCTTCTTTTAACGTTGTTGTCTTAGTCCATGTTGATGATCCTGGTCCTTGGGAATCTGACGCTTGACCTATTGTTTTCAAGAACTCTGTCGCATTCTCATCACCCGCCTGTGACATAGTTTGAAGTTCTCTAAGACTATACATTTTCTCATCATCTGGGTTCATATACCCAAAACTATAAATCTTCTTATCAAGAGGGTTTGTCTTTATATCTTTTTCATCGTTACGAAACTCTGCGGTTGCTTCTTTATATGCTTCTTCATTCGCTAACTTCTTCTCTACGTCTGGGTCTCTAAGTATTGGTCTTGGACTTAATCCTAATGCATTAGCGAGTGGATCCTCTACCTCTGTTAACTTCTTGAATCCAGGCAATTTACCTAGACCTCTTAATAATTGTGCACCAATAAATTCTCCTGCCATACCTCCTGCTGCACCTGTGATGAATCCAGGGAAACCACCAAACGGTGAACCGATTGCAAAACCAGCAGCATATCCTAGTAGTCCAGATGTTGCACTTACAATAGCATTAATAGGAGACTCACCCATACCATAGTCTATGAGTCCCATGACTGCTGCTATGACTTTATCAATACCACCTATCTTTACTCTTCCTTTTGCTTCTTTCAAGAACTTGGATAGGTTTGCCATCTCCTTGCTCTTCATTGCAATCTTAACATTCTTGATCGCAAAGTCTTTTGCATTCTTTAATCCAGTCTTTGCATTTTTAAGAGACAGTACCTTCTTAATGTTAGGGTTCTTTTCAATAATAGGTTTAATAGTATTCTTTATCCTCTCCATCACAGGTTTGAACATCGCCTTCGGGTTCTTCACCATTTCTTTCAACTGGTTCATCTTTGCCCCTATCTTCTTACCCCAATCAAAGACACCACCCTTTACTTTGGTTGCAAGGTTCTTCATTCTACCAATATTCTTTGATGCCCACTCACTAGCACCCTTATATAAGTTCTTACCTTTCTCTACTGTATCCAGAGCAAAGTTCTTTGTCTTACTTGCAATATTCTTACCTCTGTTCCATAAATTCTTACCAAAATTCATCACACCATCTTTCATCCCTGTCAGACCTTTCGATATGTTCTTGGGAGCATTCTTTACCGAAGACACTATATTATTTTTGAAGTTCTTTACCTGTTTAATCTTGTTCCCTATTTTTGATTGGATATTTCTTCTCATTCTACGAAGACGATCACCCAATGAATTCGGTTTCCTTGTTGGTTTTCCAGGTTTTCCAGGTTTTCCTGGTTTGCCAGGTTTCCCAGGAGGTCTAGGTATATTTGGTTTCCTCTGGAAGAAATTCTTGATTTTGCGTAGTGTATCACCAAGTTTCTTCATCTTCTTGTAGTCACCTACAAGTTTCCATGGCATTAATAGTCTTGACGCTGCCCACAATGACCCTAATCCACCAAATATCTGTAAAACACCAAATATCTTATCAAATGCCTTACCTATACCTTT